CTGCTGCTGCAAGTGCTTCTTTAGCACGAGCACGGATAGCATCATTAGCAGATGCCATAACTTTCCACTCATTGATAAGGGTTACAACTCTTTGCCTTGGGATGGAAAGTTGTTTTGAAATTACTGTGGGGTCATTACCCTTTAGGTATTCTTCTACAACTTGATTTACTTGGTCTAAATGTTTAACCAGATCATCTTCAGTTGACATGCTTGCCTTCTAATCTGTTTATCTCATCTTTAATATAGAAAATTGCCTTCTCTAAATCCTGTATAGTCTTTGCTTCATCCTTAAGTCCTGCTCTCCAAAGATACTTGAATGCATTTCCAATATTAAAGTTACGATGACGAGTTATCTGAATACACTCAATGCCAGATGGATCTGATGTGTAGTGTAATGGATTGTTTACTTGGTCAACGGTTATGTTTAGATTATCACTCATAAGATTCCTCCTCGTCAGACTCCCAATCAAATGTTTCTGGAATACCCTTTAGCACAGCAAACGCAAAAGCAAAACCAACGCTACCTGCAACAGCAAGTGCTACCAATGCTTTTTCAACTTTATTCATCGTTTTGATTTCCTTAATCCAAACTTAGCAAGGTAAACATAGATCGTCTCTAGTGAGCATCCACATTCCTTTGCAATATCTTCTGGTGTTTTTTTATCCATAAGGTATCTCTTACGCATAAAGGTTTCACTTGTATATAGTTTAGCAGCCATGATACTAGTTGTCAACTCCAATTGCTTTTCCCCAATTCTTTAGTGCCCAGTGACCGATACCACAAGCGTCTGCGACATCGTTATCTGTAATTGTCCTATCATAAATTGTATTAATAAACTTTATAGTTCTTTCTTTTCTAAGCATACGCTCATGCGCCTTATAGTAGGACTCAGACTTTCCAGGTATTTGTGAACGAATAAACAACTGTTCATCCTTAGATATTTTTTTATTACCTATAAAATTTTGCCAAGTAATAGGAGAAACTTTTCCTATAACCTTTGTCCCAGTCTGTCCTGCTGATCCAAGTATTGCTCCCTGAACCAAAGCAAGATCTGCTGCAGTTTTTGGGCTATTCATAAAAACAGTATGCTCAATTACAATTGCTTCAAACCCACCGTAAATATCAAAGAATGCTTTTACTTTTTTACCAGCATCCATAACCTTTTCGTATACATTATTTCCTTCAAAATATATTTTTCCTACAGACTCAAGATCATCGCCAGAGAATAATGCAAAGGCAAGACTGTTTGTACTAGCGTCAATGGCGCAAATCTTGTGCGGTTTTATCTCTAGGCCCCATCTATTTTTTACCATTACCCCTACCCTTTATCTCTTTAATTGCTTTACTAACTGCGTCTGGATTTACTGCACAAGAAGAACATATTGGATCGTCGTTGTATATAGAAAGAGGTAAAGAGCAAGACTTGCAAAGCCTTGTCTTTCCTTTTCTTTTTTGCCTTTTTGATTGCAGATATCTTGCTGCAATCTTTTCTTTTGTTGCAATATCTCTACAGTTTTGCGAGCAATATATTTGATATGATACTGCAGGCATAAAACTATTATCGCAACATTTACAATTGTTCACCGAGAATCTCCAAGGGCGCTATTTTTATTACGCCTGGACCTGCAGACTCACATGCTTTTTTAATTGGGCATGACTTGCATATCTTGGAATTTGATCTATAGTTTTTGTTTGGCAGGGTTCTGTCTTCCCATGTCTTTCTAACTAGTCTCATCCAATCAAATGCCTGGTCTACCCACCGACGGTAATGATCGTTTACATCTACAGGTATCAAAAGAAGTTCATGATTATTTTTATTTTCATAAATCATGACACCTGTTGGTTTCTTTAAGATCTTCATATAAATAAGTAATTGCATCAAGTGACCAGTCTTGGCCTTGCCTGATGCCTTTCTATATTCGAACCCTTCGTTCATCATTGTTTTAATTTCACCAATAAGTTCTTGGCCTTGCCAATCAAACATAACATCTCCATAACCAAAGATAGGTGGATCGTCATGTCTAATCTTAAATTCTGTTGTAGCCTCATTATCGTCATCACGATAAACCTTAACTATACCAGCGTTCATCATTGCATTCTGAATTCTTGCATGCGACAAAGTTCCAGCAGTCATATTTGCTGCGCTGTAGGCATCTGCATTATCCTCAAACATTTGACCATCAAAAGCAAGGTACCAGTATCTGGCACATTCTCCGTGCCCATAGGCAATAGTAGATGGAGCAAAAGTTTTCTTGGTTGTATGCTTATCTACACGAGTAATCGTGTATCCTTCTTTAATCTTTGCCTCAAGTCCTGCTATATCCATTGAGTGGATTGGCTTTTCTTCTGGCTTTATCATTACTGTATGCAACAAATTCTTCGTCATCGTTTCTCGTTTCTATTAGTTATAAGTATAGCAGACTATCTTGTTATGTATTTTAGTGCAGATACCAAACTATTTAAAGACTCTGCTGCCGTATAATAAAGATTCTTCTTTCCTCGATCTGACTTGTCAACATTTGCCATCCAGGTTGCCTTAAAAGCCATCTTTGCTGCGATTGCTTGAAGCCTTACGATTTCAATATGTGCCACATTCAAGGGAATGTCTGGCTTAATAATAATCTTGGCAATAAAAGTAAGCGCTGTAGTAAGTTCTTCATCTTGCATATAGTCCGCAATTTCTGCAAGACCATTTACCATATTAATTGTCGTGTTTTCGTTTTGCATTTTTATCCGATCTAGTAGTTGCTTTAGTTATTTATTTTGATTCTATTAGAGATTCTTCTTTTTTGTTAAAATCTTCTTTATATTTTGCAAATACTGGATCTTGATTCCATTTTTGAAGTCTTTTCTTTCTTTCTTCTGGTGCCCTAGCAGGAAGGTTTAACTCATGAAAATCTTTAAATGTTGAAAAATGCATAGTCAAAACTTCTGTGTTATCTCCTTCTTTAAATAATACTGGCTCTCTCCAATGGGCTTGTCCTGCACCCCAGAAAATAAGAAGATCTCCATATTGAAGATTAAAACTTTCATTCTCAATTACTATTGGCCAATCAATATTAGCGCCAAGTTGGTAGTCCATTGTAAGTTTAGTAAAGTAATTATCTGAATCATAGTGAACTGGCAACTTTGGATTTGCATCGGAATTGTGTTCTTTGTTATAACTTAAATAACTATTGTGGTACATAAAGACTTCTTCTCCAACCATATCTGAAGCAAACTTTTCAAGTTTTCTGCGTATATGTTCTGGGTACATTACTTCAATTTGCATTCTTGCCATGTCAGGAAGAACTAGAGGAGCATAAAATGCATCCAAATCCTTAGCCTTTTTTTGGTAGTTAATTATTGCAAGGAGAACTTCTACCTCTTCTTCAGTAAAGAAATCTCGTACGATATGTGGAACTATCTTATTTTTTGGCTCATATCCTGTATTCATAATACTATTATACACCATCCTCTAAAAGTTGTTCTAAAATACTCATCTCAATTATAGCAAGTCTGACCTTAGAATTAGCCTCTCCCATCACAACAACGATTGCTGGATCTTTGCCATTTTTCATAGCATCAGTTGTAGCCTTAGCCCAGACTTCTTTATTTAGCGTAAATGATTTGCCTACCTCTTTAAAATCTACAACAAAATTTTTCCAGGAAGCATCACCTTTTTGGGTATTACGACCAGAGTTCTTGTGCTGTTTGGCACCTATTCTTTTGGACTCACTCTTCTCCGTCAAAGTCGCTCTTCTTTCTTTTACCAAGGCTAACCTTGCTTAGATGTTTATCCTTACACATCCAAGTCATTTCTTTTGTTTCGGCATAAAGCCTGAGAGTCTTTACCTCTGCTTTACATGTATGGCACAAAAAGGTACCCTGATAAACCGTGAAACTAGGCATTGAGTTTTGACTTAATTGATTCTTGCAAGTCAAGATCCTCTCTTACACGATTAACGAATGCTTCCTTGCCCTGAACCTTTGTACCATCAGGAAGTATATACCAAGCACCTGTGCGCTCTACAATACCATTTAGTTCTGCGGTAGTAACCAAATCACCAATGGTATCAAGACCAATATCGTCACCTCTAAAATAAAAATCATACTCACCAGACTGGAACCCTGGAGAGGTTTTGGAGAACTGGAGTTCCCACTTAATAGTTCTACCAATTTTTTCTTCAATTAATTTATCTCCTACCTTGATCTTGCCCTTAATCGCTTGATTGTCTGACTCTGAAGAAAAGAGTTTAACAATACATGAGGAATAAAACTTAGTAGCCTGACCACCAGAAGGCTGCTGGCTAGTATACATAGCATTGATATTGTTACGAGACTGAGAAATAAGAACAAGCAAAGTTGGCTTAACTTTATTGTTTGCATAGTTAAGCATTTTCCATGCGTTACTAAAGTCACGGGATTCGGCTCCAATCTGTTTAGTGTTTTCTAATGCCTTCATCTCGTCAGTATCTTTTTCAAAATAGATTGCTGGAAGCATTGATGTAATAGAGTCTACCACAATTAAGTCAACGCCAGCGTTCATTAGTCCAACGCCAACATCTACCATATCACTAATAGTTCTTGCTTGTGAGTAAATTAGTTTTTCTGGGTCTACCCCAAGTTGTCTAGCCCAGTCTTCAGAGTAAGACATCTCAGAGTCAATCCATGCACAAAGTTTTCCTTCTGCTTGTGCTAGGGCAATCATCTGAAGGCACATAGAGGACTTTGCAGAAGACTTTGACCCCCAAATAAGAACTTGTCTGCCATATGGGAGTCCGCCACCCAGAGCACGGTTTAAACCAAAACTAGGGGTAGGTTGATACTCGTAGTTAACTCCGACTCCACTACCTAATCTTTTCCTCAACTTGGGATCAAGTTGTGCTAATGCTTCTTCTATACTAACCGACATGTACATCCTCCAATGTTACTGTTCCGTCTTTTGTTTTTCCAAAATCAAACTTATAAGATTTTCCTTCTTCAATACTCATGTACGCCTTTGCAAAAGATGTAGGAAATACTGTGATTGAATGAAGATCTCTACTTGTATCAGCAAGAGTAAGAGATGCCATCTTCTTCCCTGTCTTTGTAATCCTTGGCTTAAATGAGACTACAAACATTTCATCATCCTTGTATGGAAGTTGCTTGTAACTTAAGAATTTTACAAGAGCATTGGATGACTCTTTTATTTCGTCAGATGGTATGAAAGATACAATCCTGTTATCATTACAAAGAACCAAGTAAGAACGACCCGTCTCAATAGTTGTATTCTCATCATCAAATATACCGACGCTGCCAGTTTTGTCCAAAATTTCAACTCGTGACCATCCTGTTCCTCTTTTAATTGATTTTACCATACCCATAAAGATGTATGATCCTTTTTCTTCAAAGTCAACAATATCCTGAATGAAAGCATAGTAGTGAGAAGGTATTGTAATATTAAACTCTGGAAGGTTTAAATATTCATATAGGTTTTCTTTAATCTCCTGATCATTTCTAGGATTATCATTAAATGTTGCTGCTCCAATTACTCTAAGTGCTTGGAGTGCACGAGAGTTTACTCCGTTGCCTTTGGTAAAGGTAAATTCTTCAAGTTCTTTGTACGAACGGAATGGTCGTGCTGATATGTATCGTTCACCAATCTTGTCAGATATGAACTTGATAGCACTGAGTCCAAACCGAATGCCTTTACCCTCAATTTTAAAATCGATATCCGAATCGTTAATGTGAGGTAACTTAATGCTAATGCCCATTCTTTTTGCTTCAATAAGGTATTCAGTTCTCGCATCTTTATCCTTTTCATTCTTTAACACTGAGTACATAAACTCAAGTGGGTAATAATACTTTAGACATGCTGTCCAGTATGATAGAGTTGAGTATGCTACTGCGTGAGACTTGTTGAATGAGTACCCTGCGTGAGCCTCAAAGTCATGCCACAGATCACGAGCAAGATTGGGAGCAATAAACTTTGATGCGCCCTCTACGAACTTCTCTTTAAACTGATCAAATTCTTTAGCATCTTTT